GGCGCTCGAGGTCACGACCAAGAAAGACGACGGTGTGCCAGAGGTGATCGCGATGCTACAGCAGACACAGCATCTCGTGAATAAAGACCAAGCAGGATCAGCCGACCAAAGCCACAAAGCCGACTGATCCTGCAAAGATCAAGCGAGAGAGATATGCCACAGAACAAACTCAAAATCAACCGGCCTTCACTCTCTGCTAATTGGACGCCTGAGCAGATGCGAGCAGGTGCTGTGCGTATCCATAACCGTTTCGCTGCGCTCCTCACCTCGGTGATCGAATCGGCTGACTGGGCAAACTACCGACAGACAAAGCGCCCTCTTGAGGTGGGTCGGCCTGCTTGGCCTGATCCGGGCGAGTATTGCGACCTCGTGCTACAGAGGCGCAACGGCCCTGCTGAGGTCGCGCTCGAGGTCAAGACCCGACACATAAAGATCGACGACTTTAGATCACCGGGCGAGATGCTTGACAGCGTGCTCGATCATATGGGCAGTCAACTGCACAACTTGCAGAAGCTCGCGAGTCAAAGCGAGGCGCTGTGGTGCGTCGCGCTCGGTCTATATCGCGCACCCTTTCAAAGCGCTGCGATACACTATGAGACACCCTTTAGTGTCGTGATGATCTGGGGTCGATCAGTCGGCAGAGATGGGCCGATGAGTCGCGCATACTTTCACTCGTTGGCAGAGCTCGATCGCGCGATGTGCTCTGCAACCGAGGTCGCACAGTTCTTTGAGCTCGCGACGCATAAGCAACCATCGCCCCGAGTCGATGAGCCACCAGACATCGAGCAGCTCATCGCGCGCAGTCATATACCACGCAAGCGCAAGCAGACCTTGCTCGCGCTCTACAAATGGCCCAACAAGCCGATGGCCCTGCGCACCTATCTGCGACAGTTCGCGACCGATACCTGCTCAGAATACAGCCTCAAGCACTATACCCTCGATTATGTCGAGCGAGGCATTGTCAAAGGGTACAAGCCCGGCACGAGTAAGCATCACCTAAAGGTCGATGAGAAAGCTTTGATCGATTACCTGCTAACGGCTGATCATGAGTGATCTGATCTTAAACGATCTTCAGCTTGAGGTGATCGGAGGCATAAGGCGCTCTGATCGCGTGATTGCTGCGCGCTGTGGTTGGGGATCAGGCAAGACGAGTTCCCTCGTGTTCGCGCTGTGGTTTATCGCTAAGACTCGACCAGGCACGACAAGCCTGCTCATCACCGATACGAACAGCAGATACAACTCGGTGTTAATGCCAGAGATCGAGAAGTGGTTACAGCCTCGAGGGTGGACGTATAACCACACACTCAGGCAGTGGGTCGACACATACACCGGTAGCGCAGTGCTCTGCCGTTCTTACTTTCGACCGGGCACGCGCGATGCCTCGCACAATCCTCTCGAGGGTATCAACGTGACTTCAGGCGTTGCGCTTATCGATGAGTGCCAAACACTCAGCGCTGAGGTCGCGCATAAAGCGCTCGGTCGTCTGCGATCAGGGCCGAGCCCGACGCTGATACTTGTTGGTCTGCCTGTCGCAGATGCCTGGTGGTGTCAGATGGCAGAGGATGCCGGCAACCCTCCTCTGCTCTTCACCTCGTATGTAAACGAGGCAAATCTATCAGAGGCTTGGTTTGAGGCGACTGAGCTCCTGCCAGAGGACGAGCGCGAGGCGATGGTCATGAATCGACCAAAGCCACCAAGCGGACTCGTCTATCAGGAGTTCAGCATCGAGTCTCATGTGATCGACGACTTTGCATACTCGCCTGAGATGACAGGGCGCATCGCGATCGACTGGGGATTCAGAAAGCCGAGCGTCTTGATCTTGGTTTATGACGAGGCGCGCGAAGCGTCGGTGGTAGTGCACGAGATCAACCCGCAAGAGGTCACGATCAGGCAGCTTGCTGAGATGATCCTGCGTATCGCTTGGCCTCGTGCGCTCAAAGATCAAGCGCCCGGCCCTCGTATCTGGCTCGATGCAGGATGCGCAGACAAGGCAGGCAAGGCACGCAACGACCAGACAGGGCGCAGCGCGTTTCGTGAGGTTGCCAAGCCGATCGATGCAGGTGGCATCGGTATGCCGTTGCGACATACAACCGACCCAGTGCGCACCGATGTGCTGAACGGTGTGCAGAAGCTCAAGCGCGCCTTTGCTCGCAGTCGTTACTTGATCACGCGCGAGGTATGGACAAAGGGCGAGCGCGCTACAGGTAACAGTCTGCGAAAGGCGCTCATGTCCTATGCTTGGGATACGAAAGAGCAACCAAAGAAAGACGGTCGCGAGGATCCTCTTGACGCACTGCGCTATGACTGCATCTTTAACTATTGGGCCGATGAGGTAAGCAGGAGCTCATACACACCAAGACTCAAGCCGAATCGCACCAAGCGCGCAGGCATTGTCACCGACCGAAGGGGATTTTAAATGGCAGATCCAACATTGACACCGGGGCTCCTCGATAAGGTGCTCGATCCTGAGAATCTCGTCGCAGTCGTAACGGTCGGTATCATGTACATGCTTTATACTTGGGTCAACAAGCGCTTTGAGCTAGAGAAACAAGAGCAAGATGAGATCATCGAAAGGCTTGACGACTATCATGATGAGTTGCTCAAACTCGAGGGCCAGATTGAGGCTCTCAGAAAGCAGATCAATCATGAGTAGTTACCCTTACCTGTCAGAAGAGGATCTGCAACGCATCGACCTCACAGCAGACGAGCCTAGCTCTGCCGTTGATCATCCTCAGCACTATCATGCTGAGTCAGGCGTTGAAGTGATCGACGCGATCGAGGCTTGGGGCTTGAGCTTCGCGCTTGGTAACGTCGTCAAGTACGTCGCGCGCTCAAGTCATAAGGGCAACGCTCGAGAGGACTTGCAGAAAGCGCTCTGGTATCTCACTCATGAGCTCGCAAAATACGACGATTGACTTTCAATGGTGCGAGCGCTGTGCATCTTGGCAGGAGCTCGGCAAGCCTCATCGATGGCGATTATCAAGAGTGATCTGCACAGGCGAGCGCCCAACTGACTTTGAGGCGCTAAAGGCTCGAGGCAGGTGGCCTCACACAGGGCTTGACAAAGCGCCCGATTAACTCAACACTAAAACCGACGCATGTAATAGCCTAACGATCATCTATTGATACCCTCGAGGGCTCATGCGCAAGCTAGATTATACAGCCGATTCAGAGGAGACGCCCCGACACATGAGGGCGCTTCACCCTCGCTTTAATGTGCGAGGCATCTCAGGCACGATGCTGTCTGGCGGGATGATCTCAGGCTATGAGCGCAACGCGCAGCTCACCGGGCTTAATTGGGTGCGCGAGGCAGAGGACATGCTGCGCACTGATCCGGTCGTGCGTCGATCTTGGCACATGCTCAGGCAGACCCTGCTCTCTGCAACCTGGCGCTTTGAGTCGGCAGACGATCTCGACCCAGTATGCAACGAGCTCGCGCGCTTTAGTAATGAGTGCTTTGGGTTTGATGGCTACGCAGGTCAGATGTCGCAGTCGTGGGAAGAGCAGCTGTCATACCTGCTCGAGTTTGTGCCTTTAGGGTATCGGTATGCCGAGGAGGTCTATCGAGTCGGCCCTGACTTCAACGGCAAGACTCGAGTCTGGCTTGATCTCTATGCTGATCGAGAGCCGAGCGCTCATCTGCGCTGGTTGTCTCGTGATAATCAACAGCTTGACGGAGTACAACAGCAGGTCGTGGGTGTAGGTAAGACGCCTGAGCCGATCCCTGCTAACAAGCTTCTCTTGCTCACGTTGAATCGCACCGGCTCCAATTTCGAGGGCTCTGGTATGTTGAGGCCGGTCTGGTGGTGGTGGCGCACTAAGCAGAAAGTCTCAAATCTCATGTGCGTCGGTGTCGATCGTTGGGCAGTGCCGACGCCTCGAGTTAAGGTCGATCGCTCTGTTGCTGAAATGCACGGTCTAACCGACGCAGATATTAACGCGATGATCGATGAGGCAGAGGCACAGGCGCAAGCTTTCCTATCTGCTGAGCAGGCTTATCTGGTCGATAACCCGGTCGTGAGCTTTGATCAGTACGCGAGCGCGCCTAATCTATACGCGCAAGGCCCGCTCGACATCATCAAAGAGTGCGACAACCAAATCTCGCAAGCTTTCCTCGCGCAGTTTGCAAACCTCGGCATTACCGACACCGGCTCTCGCTCAGTTGGTGAGGTGCATCTGTCAGTGTTCCGACGAGCTGCGATTAACCTCTGTGACATCGTCGCGTCTGCTGTCTCTGGGGTCGACCGAAGAGGCGCAGGCACGATCGGCAGGTTGATTCGATGGAATTACGGCACAATCGACCCAAGCAAGTTACCTCGCCTCGTGCACACCGGACTCGATACCGACGATCTAGCAGATTCACTCGCGATGCTGCCTCAGCTTGTGACCTCCGGTCTGCTTACACCAGACGACGAGCTCGAGCGCGCCATAAGGGAGCGTCTCGGAGCTGGCGACCTACCCGAGGAGGCACAGCGATCTTCGCTCGAGAGAACAGCAAGCGCAGGTAACGTCGCATCACTTGCAGAGGCAGCGATCAGGAGGCGTCGTGGCTAAGACCAAAGCTCAAACGCCTGCGCCAAAGAGTGATCAGATTCAGGGATCTAAGACGAATCCCGAGGGCTCAGCATCGGGCAAGCGAGGTGGCATCGAGATCTCTGAGAGCATCGCGCGCGCTCTGCAAGGTATGGTCGACAAGCATAACGATCGATACAAAGCAAAGAGCAAGAAAGTCGACCTCGGCTCGCTTAAAGCTGTATTCAGGCGAGGCGCAGGTGCTTTCAGTGTGTCGCATCGCCCGGGCATGACTCGCAATCAATGGGCATACGGTCGCGTTAAGGCTTTCTTAAAGCTTGTCGGCACAGGTGAGCGTAAAGAGGCATACACAGGCGACCTCGACTTGCTGCCCACCGGGCATCCTCAAAAGACTGAGGCAAAGTCAGAGGCAGCTCTGCTCGCGCCAAAGAAATACGATCATATCGATTTTAAGCCTCCACAGGGCGCACAGAAAGCAGCTGAGCGCGCACTGCGTCGTCGTGCTGACAAGCCACAGAGCGAACGAGGTATGACACCAGTCGGCATCGCGCGAGCTCGTGACCTGATAGCAGGCAAGACGCTATCGCCTGATACTGTGCGCAGAATGCTCTCTTACTTTCAGCGACACGAGGTCGACAAAGAGGGCTCGACCTGGGAGAGCTACGGCAAAGGCAGACAAGCTTGGGATGGATGGGGTGGTGATGCCGGTTTCGCTTGGGCTCGAAAGGTAGTGAGTCAGATGGATGCAGCAGACAAGAAAGCAACGCTTCGCGCATATGGCGAGGCGATTCAAGTTAGGGCAGAGCAGACCTATGATGTGCCCGAGGGCCTCACAGTCGGCAAGCCTTTCAAGACACTTGCCCTCGGTCAAGTCAGCTCGCGCATGAATGGTGAGGCGATCGGTGCGCCTGTCTCGCAGGAGCTCCTCGAGGAGATGGTGCGCGTATACTATGACCGACGCGACGCAGACCCGGTGATCATTGACTGGCAGCATGCGACGTCGCCCTTTAATGGTGGCACACCTGCGCCTCCTGAGTCGGGCAACGCGCTCGGCATGATTATCGATCTCGACCTGCGCGAAGATGGGCTTTATGCAGTGCCTGCATATAACGAGCGCGGCCTTAAAGTCGTACAAGAGGCAGGCGGTGTGCTGTGGAGCTCGCCCGAGTATCTGCATGGCGAGATTTACACTCGTAACGGTGGCGATAAGGTGGGCGACGCTCAGTTGCTTGCTGTCACCTTAACCCCAAGACCTGCTCAATCGCATGATCGCATTGATCGGGTAACACTAAGTGAACAGGAGCAAGTGAACATGGATCTTGAGTCTATGAACATTGACGAGCTTCGTGCTGCCCTCGCTGCGAAAGATGCGATGGTGCTTGAGCTCGAGCAGAAGATTAAAGATATGACCTCAGAGAACGAGTCAAAGATTGAGGTCGAGGTCGACGCTGAAAAGCCAGAAGGCGAGGACAAGAAAGAGGCCGAGCCTGAGAAGATGGGCGACAGCTACGACGATAAAGAGAAAAAGATGACCGAGGCTGCACAGCTCAGCGAATCAGCAGAGCCGAACATGCTTGCAGAGGTCATGCAGCTCCGCGCGCAGAATCAGAAGCTCTCAGAGCGCCTCGAGGTGATCGAGGCCGAGAAGCGTGACGTCGAGCGTCGTGAGGCAGTCGCGTCTCTCTTGCGTGAGGGCAAGGTTAGTCCAAGCGAGGAGACAGCAGCAGCTCGTGCTTGGGACGTTCGCGAGAACATGCCTGAGTTCTGGCAGATGTTCAGCGAGCGCCCTGCCTCATCAGCAGTGCCTTTGACCGAGATCGGTCACGGTGCCTCTGGCGCTGAGCTCAACAAGGCGACCCTAGCTGAGCAGGTCAAGCTCCTCGCAGAAGAGAAAGGGCTCAACTTCAGCGAGGCTCTAAATCTATTCCGTACCAATAACCCAGACGCATACAACAGCGTCTTTAACTAAGGAGCGTGATCATGAATCAGATCATCAAGACCTTTGTTTGTGCATCTGCTGTGACTGAGTTCGCGCTCGTCGCCATCGACTCAGCAGGTAAGATCGCAGTCGCAACCGACCCAACGGCAAACACCATCATCGGAGTCGCTCAGCGCGCAGGCGATGCAGGTGATGTCGTTGAGGTCGTTATCTCAGGCGAGTCTCGCGTGATCGCAGGCGGCTCTCTCACCCTCACCTCGGCAACTGTCCTCGCAGTGACCACCGGGGGCAAGGTGCAGGCAGCTGCAAGCACTCACTATCCTGTCGGCTTCAGCCTCCCCAACGTCAATCAGACAAGCGCCAGCGCTAATGAGCAGTTCTTTATCCTGTTCAATCGCGGCCTCGCTCCACTCGCTTAATTAGGAGGTGATCCAAAATGGCAAGCTCATATCGCAATATTCACCCAGTCGATGAGATCTTAAGCAACCTAGTCGCGGAGGCAGTCCCAAGTGATGCAAGCCTCATCGCTGACAAGGTCTGTGAGAACATCAAGGTGCCTCAGCGCTCCGGTACTCTCCTGCTCGAGACATCTCGTAACTTTATGGGCGCAGGCGCAGGTCTTGACCTTCAGCGTGCGCCCGGTGCATCTCGCTCTCGCATCGGTGGCTTTGATCGCACGAGCACGACCTACATGTGCGAGATCTACTCTGCCGAGGACTCGATCGCGATGGAGGACATCATCGATTCTCAGTACCCCGGGAGCGAGGAGGCTCGCATCGTTAAGAAGGTCGCGCGCGTGATGAAGCTCGCTAAGGAGCAACGCGCAGCGAATACGCTCTTTAATGTGAGCAACTTCAACAGCAACGACTCGACCTCTGAGTTCGGGGGCACGTTCGACGCTGCCGGTGCTGAGCCTCTCAGCTACCTGCACCAGCTCAAGGACACCGTGTTTGCAAACGCGCACGGCATCAACCCAGACTCTCTCGTGATGGGTCGCGACCTCTTCAGGGCGCTCGCTCGCTCTCCTGAGCTCCGTGGTTACTTCCAAGCAGGCGCAACTCCAAACGGTGTCGCCTCTGGCAACCTCATCTTGAGCGACGAGGCAGTCATCAACACTCTTCGCGACATCCTCGGGATTCCCAATATCCTCGTCGGTGGCGCTCGTGTTGACAGCGCTGTGCCCGGTGCCGCTTCAAGCGAGGGCTATGTGTGGACTCGTGACTCTCTATTCATGGGCATCTTGCATGGCTCCGACGCTGTGCAGTCTCGCTCAGGTGTTCGCATGATGCCGATCGCAGCTGCTAACATGGAGTTTGAGGGCATGAAGGCCGGGCAGTACGACGCGCTCGATCTCACTCGTCGCAACGTCTGGGCAGACGAGAGCCACCTCTTCAAGGTGATCGATAGCGACCTCGGGTTCGTCCTGACTGACTGCCTCGCATAAGGTGACTAGTGCTCTGCTCATGTGGTCGCCCTCATATCACGACGCTCGCTGAGAAAGACGCTGATCAATTAGCGATCGACGATCTTACAGCGCAGCTAAGTGATGCCGAGGGCCCACAGAGGCAGATACTTGTCGCGAAGATCGCAGCCTTAAAGATTGCGGTCAAAGCAGATAAAGACTTTCGACGATCACTTAAGCGATCGCATCGAGAGTTAAGTGCTAATCTATCGAGCGCACTCGAGCTGACATCAGCCGAGCAGCTGCTCATGCTGAGCCGAGACGAGTTAAGCGAGTTTATACTTGCAAGCGGTCTGGGCTTGGCAGTCGATGATTTTATAGGAGCATCAGACGCAATCGCGACAGCTGCGCTTGATACGCTTCAAACAATTATTGGCGCAGTTGATCCGGCAGATCTGCCGAGCATTGACGCGCTCAAGCTCGCGACTGCTGATCAGGTGTTTCAAGATGTTATCTTGCCGAGCACCTTACAAGCGACCCGCACAGCGCTCGAGGGTATTACGGTTGGGGTGCCAAAGGCGAGCGCGATCAAGGCAATGGATCAACGGCTTGAGTCGGTGGTCGGTACACAAATGACACAAGTCAACACTGAGCTCTCACAGTTCGGTCGCGCTGTGACTGCCTCAGCAGCTCAAGCCTTTGATCTTGACCTGTATCTTTACACCGGCCCTCGCGATGGCGTGACACGCTCGTTTTGCCGACCCTTAATCAATAAGGTCGTGAGCGAGGTACAGATGGCGCGCCTCGATAATGGGCAGGGTTTGCCGGTCAAGACGTCGTGCGGTGGGTATAATTGCCGGCACAGTTGGTCGCCTGTGACTGAGAGCTTTGTCGAGGCTGCCGGCCTCACACGAGCGACAAACGCAGACATAACAAAAGCGAATGAAGGGGCACAGTCATGATTAAGAGCATTACAGGGCAAGCGCTGACTTTTGAATGGATCGCGCCAGGGCCTATCGACTCAGCGCCATCGCTCACAGTCGGCAGCGCCTCGCCTGTCTCTATGACAGCAAGCCGAGCAGATGCGACAGTCTCTGCCATCGCTAACGATCGACGCACCCTCACAGTGAACGCGCAAGCGACTGCGTTACAAGCTGATCAGGTCAAAGCCTACCTCGTGACCGAGGGCGATTGTATATACTCTGTAACTGTCGTGCGTATGGTGGGCACGACTGCGATCTTAGCTGAGCCTTTATCGCGAGAGGTCGACCTGAGCGAGAGTGCTCTGCTCGTGTTCGGCATGTATTACGCGACAGTATCAAGCACGATCACCAACACGACCGGGTATTATCCTTGGCAGGTGAGCTACACTCTTGACCTCGGTCAACAGCTCGACACCAAGCTTGCAAAGGGTCTGCTCAAGATCACGCCTCGACCCTTTGACACTGGCCTGTCTCATGATGATCTCGTTGGGCAGTTCCCTCAACTAGCTGACATGATCCCGCGACGCCAGAGCTCGTTTGATGCTCAGATCGATGCAGCTCTGCAAGAGATCATCCTTGTGATTCG